ATTCTTCCTGTGTGTTGATGGGTGTAAAGTCTGCCATATTATTTTCCTTTCCCCGCTTTTCCGCTGCGGTATGCGTATTTTTGTATTAAAAAACGGACCACTCGGTCCGTCTTTAAACTAATATGATATTTTCTGTTTCTTTGGTTCTTTAAATTCCTCAACAGCCCATACTGCAAGCATACATGCATCCAATATGGATATATTATCTACATCCCTGATCGCATTATAGCCATAGCCACCCTTGGAGCCGATTGCTCTTTTTTCGCAGTTTGTAGCTACGCTGTCGAGCGATGGCTGCGTCATATGTGCTATCTGTCCATCATAGAGCGCCTGCGTGAATGTTGCATTGGCCTTTATTATCTCTGCCACCTTAGGCAGTACCACTCTTTTTATTTTTTCTTTTTTTAGCTCGTCCGCCAGTATCTGCTGCCCTCCGGCGCCATCTATCACTATTTTATTTATCGATTTTTGCGCCTTTGATAGAAATTTAATTATCCAGTCATTGCCTTCGCGTACCGGCCTGCATCCCAGCGCTTCAAAGAATATTTTTTCATCCTTCGTGCGGACTGCTGTCGCGAGTGATACAGTTTCTCCGTCTTTGCTGTATTTAATACCAATGTTCATCAAGCCGGTAAACTTAGGCAGTTTTTCTATCGTTATATTGTCCCAATCCTTCCTTGAAATCGCTGATTTTTGATTGTATCTGATCCAAAGGCCTAACCTTTGAATGTTAAAGTCTATTACTTTATCATCGTCAGTGCCAACCTCATTTGCTATCTCTCTTTCGTCAAGGTCTGTAAGATTGAGCGACGGGTTTGTCTCATACCATAGTTCTCTATCGTTTGGATCCGAAAAATCATTCACAGACCACTCAGCCCATCCGGCATTTTCTTTATCTCCGGAAAGAACATCTTTTCTGAAATCCTTAAACACTGTTCCGGCGCTGATCGGCGTCGGCGGTGTTCCGCACATGATTGTTTGGGGATTGCCTGCTGCCGATATGATGTACTTAAGCGCCGATTCCTGGGATATCTGGTACTCTTGTGCCTCGTCTATCACAAGCAGATCATAGCTTTCGCCCAGGCCTCCCTTTGCTGTTCGCGTCCTGAATTCTACTCTGCCGCCGTCCTTAAGTTCAATTATCTCCTGTCCTTTGGCCTTAATAGAGTAATATGCTATCTCCAGTTTATCCAGGATTCCGCACAGTCTCTCCCAAGCCTTATGTGACGTGCTTGTAAGATGCGCGGTATGCAGTATCCTCTCTCCTACTGCAAGTCCGTATAGCTCCCTCATAATGAGTATCTCGCCTTTTCCGTTCTGCCTGGGAACGGAATATCCGAATGTCATATGTATCCATTTTTCATTTTCGTTTTTGGCAAGAATGTCATATACTATGCTTTTTTGCCAGTCCAGAGCCGTTCTGCCTGTCAGCTCATATAAGTCAATAGCCATTTGGCCGTCTGTCTGCTGATAAGGCAAAATAAAAGAAGTGGTTGGCTCTGCCCTTCCGCTTCTGTTTGTTTCCATGTTTAATTTTTCCCTTTAAGGTATGTGTTATGTGTTTTTTTATGCGCCTGACACCCCACCGTTTCTAGTAACCGCCCAGGTGGAACCTAAGACTTCGATTCGGCAGGGTTGTCATTGCTCAATATGTCTTTTACATCATTAAAGAATCTGTCCATCATTTCTTCGATACGATGTTGTTTAGTCCTTTGATTTTTCATAATAGGATCAAACGTAGCTTCGACGCTCACTCTGCATTCGTAACCCGTATATAATCTTATGTTTTTCCTTTTATAGGTTCTTATTTCCTCCATAGTTTCCCTCCGAAATCCTTTGTACATAAAAAGCACCCTTGCAGGTGCCTTTTGTCTTCCCGATCAATTATTTATTACATCATCAGTTCTTTTTCTTTTGCGATTGTAAGCTCTTTTTCAATTAAATATTCACATATCGGTTTGTACGCTAAGAATATCTGTTTTTTTTCTTGTTCCGACATGTCTTTATAATGCAACGCAAAAAATACGCTTCGCGCCTCGCTCGATGTCATACTCTTATTAAAATATTTTGAATACCTATTATTTGTCATTGTAACGGTCCGCCGCAGAGTTCCCATTTAAATTCTCTGCACACTCTATATGTTTGTTCCCTTATAGCTACATAATTTCTCTCTTCTATTGATAAATCCAAAAAACCCGGCTCTAGTAAAATGTCGCGATCAACCTCCTGGGCAATTTTTTTAACTATGCTTCTAAATTCGTCTTCCGATGGAATCCATCCGTTACCTACTGAAACTGTAAAGGCATCTCCACTTCTTGTAGCAACTCCAACTTCATCGACTTTTTCTTCAAGAAGCCTTGATAAATCTGTAATAGAATGAGGTGTGTCATTTGTATGACTATGATACAACTTTAAACCTTTTTCGTCAATTGATGAAATTGGCATCTCAACTGCATTTGCATTGTTACTATGGCATAATTGTTTTTCCCCATTTTTCTTGATAATCACCCCGTGTTCAAATCCATCTGCATCAGACATTTCTTTCAGTTCAGTCAACAATTCTCTTTCCGAGTTTGATATATGTAAAGGATTAAAATCCTCATAGTTCCCTTGTAAATACTTGGGTTTTCGGGCTCTTCCACCATCTTGTAATACAGATTCCAGATTTTTTCGCTGAATTCTGTTTATTTGATAACCCTCTAATTCTTCCGCCCTTGCAATCCGGTTTTCCCGATAGGTGTTATATTCCTTCTTTGACCATGCGTCCTGAAAGGTGCCCTTCTTCGTCCTAGTGGAAACCACGCAAGCGCATCCCCTGTGACGCCCATATACATCTTTCGGGGCTGTGTCATAAGTATAGACACCTTCCAAATCGGCGCACCAGCTGCAGCATTCTCCCATTGCTTCCCTGATAATCACTACTTCCAGGCCTGCCTTTGTACGGAACTCCGTATTTTTTTTGCAAAAATCGTCATAAGACGACTGCACGATATTTCTGGTCCCTGAATCCAGGAGCCGCATTGCTTCGTCAAACTTCTGTCCCATCTGTATCCTCTTCCACAATGGTCACCAGCTTATTCATAAAATCCCGTACTCGGTATATCGGAAACTCCGGTTCGATTGGCTTCAGGTTAATCCCTTCTTTTTCATCTTCCTGCCTCTGCACTTCGGAAGCTGCTGCCATAACTATCAGATGACACTCTTTCAGCAATGGCAATATCGTCCGTTCCGCAATATTCCAGTACAATTTTCCGTTCGGAAGGTTCTCCTGTATCAGATTATGTGTCAACGCATACGCTGCGCATTTTCCAAGTTCTGCTGCATACAAAGAGACACCTTGGGCATCAGCAGTCTTTTTCTTTAACCTGCTCCGAAACGTCTTTATTGGTTTATTCGCATTGATTTTTTGTTCAAAGTCTGAATGAATTTTCTCATACAGCTCCGGTACAATATCAACTGCCATTTATCTATCCCTCTGTCTGTATTACGGGAATACCTGCTGCCTCTCCCGGCTCTATTCCTGTAAGGTCTCTTAGGTTTTCTGCATCAAAGAAGCCCGGTATTGCCTGGTTGATCTTTATAGCTCCGTCTCCGATCAGAGATATCGTCGCCGCATCCGGCTCAAATATCGGTTCCCATATCGGCTTAGTCTCATAAAAAGCCTCTCTGTTATATGCATATTCATCTCTCAGGCACGCTGCCAGATATCCGGCATTAAACAGGCCAGTTCCAAACGTCCTTTGTGCCTTTCTGGCTGTTAGCTGCAGGTTATTATGCGACGCCTTTATCGCCTCGGCGCTTGACGGATTCGCTTGCGGAAAGCCCAGGTCTTCTATCGTAAGGCCTGTCTCCCCTGCAAAAGCTGCTGCCAGCATTCTTATCTGTTCGATGTGCGGCGTAACTGATTGCTGTGCAAATTGGCCGATAACCGGATGATCGCCGTCATCATCTTTCTCAAATACCAGCATCGATGATATCGACGCCTTCCATTTATCCATTTTTTCCGCTTCCTGGCTTACACCGGTAGCGTATTTTTGCGGAAACGAATAGAACTCTGCCGTTATCTCCGCTCTTTTCAGCGTTCTTACGGCTCCATTCTGCAGCGCCATACATGCCCTGCTTATCCTGCTATGCCCAAATGGTCTTATGCTGTCCGGTCTGTATATGATCGGCACCAAAAGCGGATATTTTACATCATGCGTATAGGTCCTTAAGTTGTTATTCTCCAGGTCGTAATAATATGTCGCTTCGGCTGTGAAATATGCTTCAAGCTTAGGACTCTGAGTGTCGCTATCACGTTTTAGGACGGCATAGCCTTCGGTTAATAGGCCTGTTGCAGGATCCAGCTCACCCGTTGCATTGGCTCCGTCTATCACCTGCATGCGCGGATATCCATCATCATCCGGAAATATATATATAAAGCTACATGAAGATATCATCGCCGATAAAATGGCGCTGTCTGCCAATATATCCGGGTTATTATTCTGCATGATCTCATTCATCCCGAAATTGTCATTTCTGAACTCTCTGAATACAAGTCGGTCTGCCAAGGTGTCCACACCTTTAGCGCACCAGCCGAGCACTTCATTAAGCCATCTCAACTTTTCAGGAGTTGATACGTTTAGATCACGCACCGCATTTTTCATTTCATAGTATTGATAGCGCATCAGCACCCTTGCTCTTTTGGTTGCCAGCTTGCGCTTTAAATATGCCATTCCCTTGTAATCACTCATTGTTTAGTTCCTTCTTTTTTTCGAGCAGATCCATAAGCGAATTGCCCTTTTCTCTGGTCTTTGTGAAACTCTCCTCGTTTATCTTCTTAAGCCCGGCCGGCGTAAGACCGAGATCGCGCCAATATGTCAGCGCCAGCTTGTTCATGTCTTCCCATATGCAGACAAGCGGATTCTTAACGGTATTGGTGAAGCCGCTTTTATTAGTCTGCTCTATGACAAGGCCATCCTCACTGTTTTTGTACATTTCTTGTGCTTCATCTCTCTTTTCAAGGACCTCGGCCAGCGATGCTATGACGTGATCGAAGTAGGGCTTATACGTCCCTGCTGCCTCACATGCCTTTTTTATCTTGTTTTTCCATGCCGTTTTTTTCATGGTTTTCACCTGTTCTTGCAAACGATCACGCGCAAATACGAGCTTATATGTCCCCTTTTTCTTCGCGTGCGCGCGATAATGAATAAATATACTCTTTTCCCCCTCTTTTGATTTTTTTTCACACAAAAAGACGCGCAGTAAGGCGCGGTGAAGGGTACGATGATGGGGGTAGGGGAGGTATGCCCCCTTCTGTCTTCAGCTCTGCAAATCCTCTGGAAGATGTCTGTATCTTTCCTGTCATTTTTTTCGTTTTCTCTCAGGTATTTGCTTTGTAATTTTCCCACTTGTAATGCAAAGGCAAATCAATCAAATTATTTTCTTTTTCATTTTCTTTTTTCGATTCCCTGCGAAGGGTGGCACCTACCCTGTCACTCTTCCACCTGTTGCACCAGCGATGCGCTGCCTGCAAGTTGGATATATCCGATGGATGCCCTCCCTTCCCTATGGGGACTATATGATCTACGGTGGGACTTAAAGGGTGGGGGTATTTGTAGGCCGGGTCAATTTCCCGGCCACATATTCCGCACACGTTTTGAGTTGCAAGAATAATCTTTCTGTTCTTCTCAAACGCTGTGCGATGTGCGCCTACATGGTCTGCTCTGCGTTTATTCATCTGCGTTTATTTTGTCTGTAAACTTCTTCAGGATAAATCCACCTTTAACCTTGTACCATTCTCCTTCCCTGCCCAGCACCTCTACTTCTGCGCCGCAGGGCAAGACCTCTACTACCGGGGATTTGACATCTGCCTTCTTGCGTTTGTTCAGATCTCCATATACCACCCGGGCCTTAAATATTTCAAAGACCTCCTCCGGTGCTTTAACTTCCTGTGTCTCATTAGCTTTTGTATTTGCTTTTGTCTTTGTCGCCATATTCTCAATCCTTTCTTTTCGTGTGCATACAAAAAGCGGCTTGCTGCCGCCTTCTGTACACACTATTTCTGGGAGGAAATGAAGAAATAAGCTTTTACCGCTTTATCCTCACTAGCATGATATCACATGTCATACTGGGATTTTCTGGGATGTTTTTTATATGTTTCTCATCGCCTGGCGGTGTAGCTCATAGATATAGTCTACTGAGTAGTTCATCTCTTTAGCTATGTCCTCAAACTTCATGCACTCTATATACCTCAGCTGAAGCACCAGCCTTTCTTTATCTCTTGGCACCTGTTCGATGATCTCCTGTACCTTATCCATCTGCAGAGTCATTCTTTTTATATCTGCTGCCAGCTTCTTCTCGAGTTCCACAACTGCTGCTATCTTGTCCTCATATGGCGCAGCGCTCTCCTTGCTTCCCCTTACCTTCTCAGTATCATAGATGAAGCTACCTACTGATATAGCCAGTTCATGCAGTTCAGCTATCTTCCTTCGCTTGCTGCGAATGGATAGCTGAAGATAATAAAACTTCTTAAGTGTTCTCTTAGCGTTGGACATTTCTCTTTGTTCTCTCCTCTTTTATCCCAAATGGTTTCAAAACTTTACACATTTACAAGGCCGGTTAAAGGGTCTTTCTTCTATATATAATTATCTGCTGCCGTTATTCTCTTAGATATTGGATATCGGGATCTAAAATGTACTTATAATATAGATAGCCGTATTTAGTTGCTCTTATATCCACCAACTTATATCCTCTTGGTGCTACCGGTGTTTTATCCTCGGTATAGTTTCTGTAACATATCCTTGCATCCTCGCGCTCAGGCTTTACTGCATTCCTTGTATGATGATATCTGTGTGGTCCCTGTTCCGGTTCCCAGTGATCAAAAAGATAGTTGGCCAGCGCCGTGTAATCTGCGCCGTGATCTATGCCGTCATAGAAGTTATGTGCTCTGAGCCGGTCTACTCTTTTAACATCTCCATATGTCCACTTAGCTGCTATATATTCAGACGGTATCCCTTCTATAAGTAAATGCAGGTGAAATCTGTTTGTATGTTCCCCCCTGCCCATATAGCTGAATATGACAGCCCCGGGATATTTATATTGGAGCCTTCTTATATATCTCTTCATAAGGATCCTGCATTCTGTATAGTCATGCACTTCATTATCCATATCAAAAGTAAGCGTCACATAATATGACGTTGGCCGGAAGTTAGCATTAACCAGGCGTTCATGTTTGCGCCTGGATATGCCTTCCTTATGTGCTTTCCTCTCTTCTTCTGTTTTGAATCTGGGGCGTGGCTGAGCTGCCTTGTAGTTCCTTAGTGTGTTAACCGTATACACTTCCTGCTCACACACCACCCCGGAGAATGTTCTTCTTTTTAATCTATGCATTATTCTTTTATTTCTGTTATTCCGCTTTGTTTTTGTTCTTCCTTATGAATATTCTTCTATAAAGCTGCTAGCGCCCTTAATATTGCTGCTAATAGTTGCCCGGCAAACCATGCCAGGGCAACGACCAAGGCGATATACAAACCAACCAACACTACAACAAGCACCCTCCTCATTTGCACATAGCCGTAGTGACTAGAGCGCCAATAACTTGTATCTTGCACTAACCATTTTGCTTTCATTCTTCACCCTCCATTCCTGCCCCGGGCAAGGATTTGCACCTTACATGATTTCCATTCTCAAGTCGCCGTCGCTAACCCGGGAAATCGGCTGGGTCTGCCTGTGTCTACCTATTCCACCACCGGGACCAGTTATATGCTTTGCTCACCTTTCAGCTCCATAATTCGCAGCACATAATACTCTTTGTCCGGCTCTGCTCCCCATTCAGGCCGACCAGTTTTTATATCAATGCTGCATAATGCCTGAAAAGCCGGAGAATTTTTTGAGTAGCCGTTTCGAAACAGAACCCATGTCTGTAGCAGTGTTGGCACTCCGTATTGATCAAGCAACCCTCAGCTTGCTTTGCTTCTGTCTTATCTGCTGATCTAACTTATCTATTCTTCGTTCATAATCATTTTCTGCGACTGCTATATCTCCCTTTGTATCGTAGAACACGCAGTTCGCCCATTTGGCTTGCAGCCTTGCCCGGTCTTGTATCATCTTATTGAGTTCATTTGCCAGAGCCGCTATATTTAGTTTGATCATGTTTGGATTTTTATCTGTCATCGTCCCCATTCTATATTTGTAACCTGGTGCGCCGGCTTAACTTTAACCTGCCAGTCCGCATAATCTTTTTCCTTCACCTGTGCCGTCGCTATATCAGATGCCTGCATAAGACCTGCTGCCAGGATATTCTTCTTGTATCTCCTTCTCTGGCCTTGATGGTTTACAACAGATATAAACGCTACATACTCTTCACGCTCGCTCATGCCTTTTCCCTTTCGTATAACTCATGTGTGCCATCGAATATTTTCAGGAACTCCGAATCCGAAAATTCGAAGCCGTAAATTTCTTTGGCTGCACCATAGAAATCCATTGCCTTCTTTCCGTTATCCTCCCTATATCTTCTGTCCCAGCCAATTAACGGAACATCGTTAAGCCCCATATTTGCACATAGATATACAAACAGTTGCGATGAGGGCTGCCGCTTTGACAGATTCTTTTTAAATTCGGCAAATTCTGCTGGATCTATTTCCCAGCTTTTTCTTTTTTGCTTATCCAGATATGCCAGTTTATGTGAACTTATGAAAAAATTACTATCTGTAAAAAAATTCCATAGCTTTTTAAATGCAGCTTCATCATCTGTTGCTGTGATATTACCCTCGTATACATCGATGCCTAACATCTGTAATTCCTTTAATGCGGCGCTGGCTTTTTTATTTAGTTCTTTTTCCTTTTTCTCTTCTTCCAGTCTCTCCAGTTCCCATTTATCGAGCTTACGTTCTTTCTTCGGCACTTTCTGTATGATATGTATATATCCGTAAGCCTCCTGCATCATTAAAGGCTTTTCCTTGTCATAATCCTTTATTTGAAGCTTTTTTGGAACTTTATCGATATCAAGGCTTATTTCTTTTACTGTTACATATGCACTGTCCCAGTAATGAACGCCTTCAGGAGCCTGAGTTACTCCGGCTGCCTCAAGTAACGGCATCCATTTTTCCTTTACAGCTTCCCTCTTTTCTTCTCTTACAATCTGATTCACGGTATTTTCAAAGCTTCCATAATAATCTGTTCCTCTTTTCAGAGCTTTATTCCTATTGTCTATGTCTTTTATCTTTTCTAATAACATAAGATCTTTCAGCGTCATCTGATGGCTGCTGTTTTCACTTACCGCTGCCTTCAATGCTTTCCTGTCCAGCTTAGCGAGTTCTAATCGGTGTTTGATTGTGCTCTCGGCAAAACCTGTTTTTTCTGCTATGTCTGTTATGCTCTCTCCAAGATCGAACATATATTGAAAACCATATGCCTGCTCCGGTATAGTGAGGTCCCGGCGTTGCATATTCTCTTCCATCATCGTGCAGAGCTGCTGCCGCATATCCATATTAGTAACTGTGCAGGGAAACTCTTCTACCCCTGCTGCCTTACCGGCTGCAAATCTCCTGTGTCCTATTACTATCTGGTATTTATCGTCCTCGAATGGAACGACTGTAAGATTCTGTAAGATCCCATTTGTTCTTATGCTCTCTGTCAGCTCGGTTATATCGCCCAGGTTCTTTCTGGGATTATCCGGATGCGGGTAAAGCTGATCAGCTCTTATCATTTGTATGTTTCCCATGTTTTAATCCTCCCTGAAATACAGCTCGACATTACTGAGCCTTTGTTTTGTTGCTATCGTTAGCATGTGCCGGTCATCTGCCGGAATGATTGCTGGAAGCCTTTGCACATCCTGCTGTTTACAGCATTCTATCTTTCTTCGGATAACGTCATTTTCTCGTTGTACCAGGCGTCTGTTTTTCTCCTCCAGCTCCTTTACTGCCTGTTTAAGCTCCATATTCTTATCCCAGAGTTCTTTTACTTTTTCATCCATAGCAATCAAGATTGCCTCAATACTGTCTACTCCCAGCTTTTTGTACCTTTCAAAGATTTGTTCACATATCGCTCTTTGCTCTTTGCTTGTCACTTCATTCCCTCCTATCATTCCTCTGCATATCTTTTATTCCATGCATCTCTTGCCTCTTCCGGTGTTCCTTGCATATCTGATTCAGCTCTGCAGCTTTCGCATCTGATCGTATATGCATCCTTACTCCATTCAAGAGCTGCTGCCACACCTCCGCAAAATGGGCATAGTTTCAATCCATCCTTACTATTGTTATTCGTCCACGGCATCTTACTTTTTCCTCCTCTTCATTTATTTCAACTGAATACTCCATATGCAGCTTCAGTCTGTCCTTCATACGGTTGATCAGCATATCCTTTACAAGTTCATCACCGAAGAACTCATAATTTGGTTTGCTAAAGGTCTCTTCCGTTGACAGCTCTGTAAGTTTCAGATCCATGCTTCCGGGTACTACTAAAAAGTGCAGCTCGTTATCCGGAAACCATTTGCGGATCAGCCAATACTTAAAGTGCCTCCATCGATATCTGATCTTCTTTCTGATCTTCGTCATTTCAAATACTCCTTTGGATTGCCCAGTCCACGCCATGCGTTTCTAATATCTCCCGGAAGTCCTGAACGTCATGCGGCACAACATAAAGCTTTGGGTCGTTAAGGCCGTCTTCTACTCCCACATGTTTGAGCTCATGCCATATGAGTGTATCCAGCTGTTCATCTGTCATATCTGCGCAATTGTGGACATATACTGTTATCAGGAAGTCATGTGGGCAGCACCATTTCCAGTCAGAAGGGACCTTCTTGCAATCTGCAAATATGATCCTTCCTTTTTGTTTCTTGACCTTGCTGCTTACCATGTAACCGATATCTATATCGTTATCACGAATCCTTCTAAACTCTTCGCTGTGGTCTTCAAGAACCTTCTCAGCAAAAGCGGCGAGCTTCTTACTTGGTGCTACCACCAGCGTTCCACACTCCATAAGGAGTTCCTGCGCATTTGTTGCTTTTGTTACTTCCATCTCGTCTTCCTTTCTTTCAAGCCAGGGCAAACTCGTCTTCTCTCATCTCCAAGAAACGATCCAGCTTGGCTTTATTGATATAAATAGTTGCTGTTTTCTTATCGCTCGATCTGAAACCGAACCTTGAAAAGTCATCGCCATGCGATAACTGTCTTAACATTTCTTCCGGATAGCCTTTTGCCACTAATTGCCTGATCGTATATAGCTCTTTATCGTCCTTCATCTTTCCTCCTCCATTCTTTCTATAAACCTATCCGTCTGTTCCAGAAATTCATCAGTGTGTTTTAGGCTGGCTGCTCCATAGATCAGTGTGAATATCCCCAGAGCTGCTGCCATAGCGATCATGAGAATAATCAGTTTCTTCATCGTTTCTCCTCCGTGTTATAATCCCCTCACTGGCTGCTGCCACAGCCAAATTTACTGAAGGGAGGTTTTTATTATGGATAAATCATCAGTGCATGCTATCGTTAAACAATTTAGAGAAGACGTTATTACTATCACTCATTCAACTGGCAAACCAATTGAATCCGATGACATAAATGAATTAGTAAACGCCATATGCAAAATGGTCATACGTCTAATGGATTCTGATTCTTAGTTATCCGCCACAGCAAAGTTAGCTCGTTAATCATTGCCGGGAGAGTCGGTGATGCCTTTCCCGGCTCTGTCTCTCGTATTTCACGTTCGATGTATTCCATCATTAAGCCTTCAAGTTTCTTCTGTTCCTCTGTCATATCTTGTCTCCCTTCCTCTTTAAAAGCTCATCCACTGTTACTTCCAACGCATCTGCTGCCGCTTTCACTTTATCTATTCCCGGTGATGTCTTCCCCCAGCGCGTTACCGTGTTATACGGCAGTCCTGCTGCCGCTTCCAGATCAAAGACTGTCATGTGCTTTTCTCTACATAAACGCTTGATATTCTCGTATAACTCTGTCATCTGCTGCCTCCTTTCCCTTTATTTGTCTTCAACGCATCTAACTTATTGGATGTGTTGGACAATGCTTTTTGTTATGTACTGTCAAGTACATGACAAATCTGGTATCCGTAGGATAGCAGATTTGTTATGTACTGTCAAGTACATGACAAATCTGGTATCCGTAGGATAGCAGATAAATTAACTTTAAGTTAACTCACTGGGCAAAAAAATTTTATCCGGATCCCTGTGGCACAATCTGCAATACATATCAAACTGTGCTGGTTTCGGATTTATCTTCCCTTTTTCCCAATTAACAATCGTGTTTTTTGATAATTTCATCTCGCGTGCTATATCCGCTTGGGTTAGTCCAGCATTTACGCGAGCTGCTGCCATTCTAATTTTATCGCTGTTTTCTATACAATGAGTATTCAATCTTTCCTCTCAATCTCCCCGTATAGCCGATAGGACAGCTAATGTTATTATTTACTTCTAAGTAGCCTTATTAGCAGCGCAATTGTTGCACAGCTTAATATTATCTGTATAATACTCAATATTATTTCTGCCATGATCTTTTACTCCTTCCATAAAAACTAATAGTGTGTATTGACAAATGCTATTATGAAAAGTATCATTTTCGCAGAGGGAGGCTTGCTCCCCCTCGCTTCACTCAAGTAATCTTATTATCATTCCGATAATCTCGATTATGAGTTGAAGGCTTGCGATCACGAGTAGTGCAATCTGGATGTCCTGCTCGTGATTTTTATTGCCTTTGCTTTTCATAATCTGCATCTCCTTTCCTTTGATGTTTACATTCTATATTAACTTAAAGTTAATGTCAATACCTTTTTTTAACTTTTTGTTATTTTGGTATTGTTTTTAGTTAACTTTTATTTTACAATGCTCTTCAAAGGAGATAGATAAAATGTCAGAACAAGAATTTAACATCATTTTTTCAAATAATTTAAATAAATATATTGCCCTTTCTGGTCATACACAGGCAGATATAGCTAAAGCCATCGGTGTAAGCACTGCCTCTGTCAGCAACTGGTGCAAAGGTATTAAACTACCTCGCATGGATAAGGTTGATAAGCTGTGTGCATTTTTTAATATTGGTAGGTCTGACCTTATGCGCGATCAGGATGAAAAAAATCCTACAAGCTCAGACAACCGCCTCACTCCTGAAGAAGAGGCTCTGGTTTCTAATTTCCGGAAGCTTAACAAGACAGGTCGGGAGAAGGCACTTGATTATGCTTCCGATCTGGCTGAACAGGAAAAATACAGGCAAGATGCAGGATCATCGAGCGAACAGGCTATGTGATAAGGATAGAGATGCTTTATTAAACAGCACTACTGTCCTATATATGTTACCTATTGTCACAATTATTTTATAAAAAGTTCAATAAAATTATATTGAAAAAAATAATCGGGTATGCTATTTTACATTCAACAGGATCTCCTGCACCTATCCGCATAATGCGTGACGTGGCCCAATGGAGAACGTTTAGCCCCGAGCGATCGGGGCTTATTTTTTTTTAGAGAGGAACGTCTATGCAAATAAAAGAACCTACAACATATGATGAGCAGCTTGTTATCTTGAAAGGTCGTAACTGTTTTGTAAACGATAATGCGCGATGCGAAGAACAATTGCGTTTAATAGGCTATTACCGATTGTCGGGATATCTTCTTCCTTTCAAGTTGAATAACAACAAATATAGAAAAATCTCCCTTGATAGAATTATCAATATATACGAGTTTGATAGTAAACTGCGTTTAATTCTTTTAGGTGCTATTGAAGATATTGAAATTAGTTTGCGCTCTCGTTTATCCTATTATTTTACTCATAAATATGGCTCAACAGGCTATACTGATTCGTCAAATTTTTCCGAATATCATAAGCCAGATGTTTTTAAGTCTAAATATCAGCACGAGATTGATAGTAATAAGTCGGTCCTTTTTGTTAAACATCATTTAGAAAAATATAACGGTGACTTCCCTCTCTGGGTTCTTATGGAACTGTTTACATTTGGTATGCTTTCTTTCTTTTACTCTGATATGAAATACTCGGACCGCAAAAAAATATCCCATGATTTTTCAACTGTTCCCAACACGCTGTCAAGCTGGTTACGTTGTTGCACTGACTTGCGTAATATCTGTGCTCATTATGGTCGACTATATTATAGAATCTTTTCAGTTATTCCGGCTGAAATAGATGTCCCTGAGTCTTCTAAAAGAAAACTATGGGCTATGATCCTTTGTTTACGCCAATTATACCCGAATACCGCAAAATGGAATAATGTAATTGTCTCTGACATTATCCATCTTTTTGAAAAGTACGAATCAGATGTTGAACTTCACCATTTAGCTTTTCCAGATTCCTGGAAAGTAGATGTTAAAAAATAGTGTACTTGGGAGGATAGACTTGAAATACAATAAACAGATATCAATTGGATATGATGCGAACGGTAAGCGGATCCGGAAATGGTTTCATGCTGATACAAAAGCCGCGCTGGAGAAGAAAATATTGGATTTTAAAATGGAGCAAGCTCGTGTTTCCAATCCTTCAGCAATTACCTTTGAAAACTATGCCAGGAAATGGTTTACAACATACAAGGAGTCAAAGAGCAACAGCACACGGCTAATGTATGAGAATGCCCTTCTTAAATTTAGCAGCATCAATAAGATGCAGCTTAGGAAGGTCACAAAGACAGACTGCCAGAAGATAATCAATGAATATCAGGACCGTCCGCGCACTACACAGATACTAAGAAATACCCTTAATCAGATATTTAATGCAGCCATTGATGACGGTATTATCTACATGAATCCGGCAAGGAGCCTTGAGGTCCCTAAGCACCGGCCAAAAGAGAAGCGTATCTTAACCGAAAAAGAGCTGGAAGCAATCAGAGCTGCAGAGCTGCCGGCAATGGAACGGCTCTTCGTAAATATCCTTCTTACATTCGGACTGCGCCCCGGCGAGGCGCTGGCTCTTCAGAAGCGAGATTTCAACCTTAGCACAAATGTGCTGCATATCGCCAAGGCTGTTGAATATGATATCAATGAAGCAAGTATAAAGAGTACCAAGACCGGATCCAACAGAGACATCCCGGTCCCGGAGCAAATCAAGCCGTTTCTTACTTCCTATTTTGATACCAATAAGAGCCTCTGGCTCTTTCACCAGAGGGACGGCAGTCTGATGTCTAAATCGTCTTACAAGCGCATGAGGGAAAGGATAATCAGCGCTATCAACAGAGCGCTCGGCGGCAACAGCAAACTTAAAATGACTCAGGGGATAAATATGTATACCTTCCGTCATAATCGCGCAACAGAATTATATTATCTATGCCAAAAAGGTGTTATCTCCACTAAGAAAGCTGCTGCCCTTATGGGGCACTCTGAGACCATGTTTTTACAGGTCTATTCCCACATTGATGAGGGACAGGAAAACACCGAGTTGCTCTATGAAAAACTGGTGTTATAACGAAATAAAATCAAGAGGCCTCGTAATTTGGCACAGACCTGTCACAAACAGAGCCGTTATTGCCTGTAAAATATACATTCTTGCTTGATTTGGGATCAAGAGGCCGCAGGTTCGAGTCCTGTTACCCCGATAGCCTAAAAAATAGCGGAAAGTCAGTAATACCAAGGCTTTGCCGCTATTTTGTTGCTTTCCGAAATTGTCCGAAATTGTCCGAAATTATACAACATTTTTGTCACAGATATGGCACAATTGGCTATTTTTTCTTCAAGTGTCACAGTTTTGTCACAGTTTCTCAGCGATATATTTTCACATATTTATTTATAACGATAATAAAAAAGACGCCCTCTATTGAAAACAATATTGGGCGTCCTATATGATATCCGGGGAAAAGATCAAATTAAATATATGTAATAGATGTTAAACTGTTTTTTGTTTTTTTCGGAGGCGGAATAACGGTATCGATACGCCCGGAGATCAACAAACTTATGGCAGAACTTTCGTTCCGTTGATATATACATCGCCGTTGGTTTTTACTTCAAAAAGATTTTTTCGTGCCGTGTGGCTTGTTCCGTTACCTACCGCAAACGCCGTGTCGCTCTGGATATCGGCATAACTTCCGAA